TGATTCACCAGTAAGCACCACATATTATTACGGCTTAGATTGGGGATTCTCACAAGACCCAACAGCTATTATAAGATGCTTTATTGTTGGTGATGATTTATATATAGATTACGAGGCAGGAGGCACCCAAGTTGAATTGGATTTAACGTACAAGCTAATTGATTCAATACCCGATGCCAAGAAACACGTTATTCGAGCAGATTCAGCGAGACCGGAGTCAATCAGTTTTGTTAAGAGACAGGGTTATAGAATTGAATCAGTGCATAAATGGGGTGGTTCAATAGAAGATGGAATTGAGCATATTAGAAGTTTCAAGAAGGTTCATATACATTCGAGATGTATGGAGACCGCAAGTGAATTTGTTAAATACAGTTACAAAATAGATAGGTTAAGTGAGGATGTATTGCCAACGATAGTGGATAAACATAACCATTATATAGACGCATTACGTTACGCACTACAACCGATGATTAAACGAAAAGGACAGCCAAAATTGGCACGAGTTATAGGAGCATAACAACATGGGAATCGAAAATAAACATCCGTACTACATAGACGCAGAAGAGCAATGGAAAAGAATCAGGGATTCTTATAAGGGTTCAGACGCTATTAAAGCGAAAGCTGAGAAATATTTACCTAAATTAAGTGGACAGGATAATGAGCAATATAACGCTTATAAACTAAGGTCTGTCTATTACAACGGCATTGAGCGAACTGTAAAAGGTTTAATTGGTGCAGTAATGAGGGTAGACCCGATTATTGAAGTGCCAACCAAATCAGAGGAGTGGTTAGATGATATAACAGGAACAGGTATTTCGCTAAATGATTTTATCAGCCACATGTTGAGCGAACAACTGTTGATGAATAGGCAAGGCATTTTGATAGATAGGAATGAGAAACGACCTTATCTTACAGGCTACAGTACAGAACAGGTTATTAACTGGCTTGATGATGCTGTTGTGATACAGGAGAGTTATCGTAAAACCGACCCGAAGGATAAGTATAAATCAGAATACGCTGTGCAGTATCGTGAGCTTACGCTAGATGAAGGCAGATATGTGGTACGAGTATGGCGTAAAGATAAAGGTGGCTGGAAGGTAGCAGAGGAAACATTCCCAACATTCAGAGGCGATGAATTAGAGAGTATTCCGTTCATTTCTATAAGTGGAGATGGCTTCAATCTTGAACCTGCAATGTCAACATTATTAGCATTAGCAGATACAGGTTTATCTCTATATCGAACAAGTGCAGACCTAGAGCATGGCAGACACTTTACTGCTCTACCTACTCCATACGTTACTGGAATTGACGTTGATAGTGTATTAACGATTGGCTCAGGTACGGCTTGGATATTACCTGATTCAGCATCAAGAGCAGGCTATCTTGAATTTAGTGGTCAAGGGTTACAGGCATTGGAAAAAGCAATGGAAGAAAAGCGGTCTATGATGGCATCTCTAGGAGCGCAATTATTACAATCGCAAAAGGCAGGAGTAGAGGCAAGCGAAACGGTTAGACTACGCCAAAACGCTGAAGCATCCACCTTAATAAGTAGTGTTAAATCAGTAGAGAAAGCAATCAAGAAAGCATTACAGGTTATGACTGATTGGGAAGGTATAACAGGTGATGTAAGGGTGAAGCTAAATACCGATTTCATAGACACCAAGATTAACGCTCAAGACATGACTTCGTTGATGGGTGCATGGCAATCAGGTGCTATTAGCCACGAAACATTCTTGTTCAATATGAAAAGAGGTGAAATACTTGACCCTGATGTAAGTATTGAAGATGAAAGGGATAGAATCGAAGTGCAAGCAGGTGAGTTTGAATAATGTCCTCGGTTAACGATGTTATGGTAGATGAGATTATCGGACACTCGGTTGATTTGCAACGTCTGGAATCCTCAGTTAAGGTAAAGATACACAAGGAATTAAAAAAACTAGAAAAGAACCTTGTAAAAGAACTGGATTCATCTAATTTGTTAAAAGCAAAAATGACACAGACAAAACAGAAACGTCTGAAATTACTTCAAAAGCAGACCAACGAGATAGTGTCAGTTTCATATCAAACGATAGCGAAAGACCATGCCAAGACTTTAACTGGGGTGGCTTCACTTGCTGAAAAACAGGCGGTCAAATCCATTAATACAGTTATGAAGGTCGAACTAGCTTCAGTTTCAATGAGTAAGCAGATGCTTCAAGCTATTGTTTCTAATACATTGATTGAGGGTGCTCCATCCCGTGAATGGTGGAGTAGAAGGGGTAAGGCATTTCATGCTCGATTCACCGATACGATACGACAAGGAATGATGAGAGGCGATGATACAGGTACTATCACAAGAACACTAATCGGTACTGCAAAGAACAAATATAAAGATGGTGCATTGGCAGCTAATTATAGAAGTGCCGAGGCTTTGGTAAGGACATCCATTCAGTCGGTAGCAAATGAGGCAAGATTGATGACTTATGCTGACAACGATGACATTATTAAGGAGATAGAATGGTTATCCACGCTTGATTCAAGAACCTCACCTTTCTGTAGAGCGTTAGATGGACTCAGATGGAGCAATCCTGATATGGAGCCGATTGGTCATCATAGAAGATTTCCAGGCACTACTGCTCACTGGCGTTGTCGTTCTACGCAAGTGTCTATCATTAAGAGTTGGAATGAGTTAGGAGCGAAAGGTAAATTCAAGGAAATACCAGAAAGCACAAGGTCAAGCATGGATGGTCAGGTTTCTGAGAAATTAAATTATGAAGATTGGTTAAAGACAAAACCCAAAAGTTTTCAAAAAGAAGTGTTAGGAAGTAAAAAATACGAGTTATGGGAAAAAGGGAAACTGTCGTTTACCGATATGGTAAATCAATCAGGAAATGCTCTAACTCTTGAGCAGTTGGAGAATAAGATAAATTTTTAATAGGAGGTAAATAAAATGAGCGAAGAAGAAGTAGTAGAAAAAAAATCAAAGACTAAGACGAAAACTTACTCGGCAGACGAATACAAAGATGTAAAAGATAAGTTAGATGAGTTTCGGGTACATAATCGTCAACTGTTTGACGAACTAGAAACATTGAATACGAAGTTTGATGGTATTGATGTTGAGGCGCATAAAAAAATGCTCGAACAACAGCAAGCTCAGAAAGACAAAAAACTGATAGATGCTGGCAAGATAGATGAGTTGTTAGATGAAAGAACCAAACTCATGCGAGAAAAACACAATAAGGAAATCGAGAAGATTCAAAAGTTGAATAAAACTCTGAATAATCAACTCGAAACTTTGGTGATAGATAATGCGGTTCGTGATTCGGCAGCTAAATCAGGCGTGGTTGATACTGGTATTGATGATGTACTATTACGTTCTCAATCAGTATTTTCTCTTGAGAAGGGCAGAGCTGTACCACATGACCAGAGTGGCAATATTATATATGGTGAGGGAACGAGTGAACCAATGTCGGTTCGGGAATGGGTTAAGAGTCAGATTGAAGTTGCTCCTCATCTGTTTAAAGCCTCACAAGGTAGCGGTTCAGAACATACTAAAAATTTCATTGGCAATAGTATGAGTGATGCTTCACCACTTGATAAGATTAAAAAAGGTCTGGCAAAATAATTAAAAAAACATCTCCTTTCTAAGTTTTCCACCCTTCGGGGTGGTTTTTTTTTACAAATTATAATATACAAATAAAACCTGTGGTAAAATCAAGCAAAACGATGCCGAGTGTTGTTTGAGCGATACCGAGTGTCGTTTGTAAAACCCTACGATTTTCCCGAGGAAACGAGTAGTAGATTTTTTTTAACAATCTGCCCTGTTTCCTTTTTTAATTGGGCAGTCATAGGAGAATGCAATGGCATCTGTAACTCTGGCTGAATCAGCCAAACTCTCACAGGATTTGCTCGTAGCTGGCGTTATCGAAAACGTCATTACGGTTAATCCTTTTTATCAAGTTCTACCCTTTCAATCAATCGATGGAAATTCACTAGCCTATAACCGTGAGAACGCTTTAGGCGCAACTGAATGGACAGGAGTTGGTAGTACAATTTCTGCTGGTAAAGCAGCAGCGACTTTCACTCAAGTGACTACAAGTTTGACAACTCTAGTTGGTGATGCGGAAGTTAATGGTTTAATTCAAGCAACACGTTCTAATATCAATGACCAAAAAGCGGCACAAATAGCATCAAAAGCTAAATCTATTGGTCGTGCTTATCAAGACAAACTAATTAATGGTGATGGCACAAGTGATGTTATTCAAGGTGTAGCTGGTCTTGTTGCATCAGCTCAGCGAGTTACACCTGCTACTAACGGCACTGCACTATCATTTGCAGGCATGGATGAGTGCATGGACTTGGTAACAGACAAAGATGGACAAGTTGACTATATACTGATGAACGCTAGAACAATCCGTTCTTACTTCACTCTACTAAGAAGTCAAGGTGGAGCAGGAATAGGTGAAACAATAACACTACCATCAGGCGTAACATTACCAACATATCGTGGTGTTCCAATCTTTAGAAATGACTATATCTCGGTTACTCAAACTCAAGGAAGTTCAAACACTTGTACTACAATTTATATGGGTACTTTGGATGACGGTTCAATGAGTCATGGTATCGCAGGTTTGACTGCTTCTGGTAATGCAGGAGTATCTATTGAAGAAGTGGGAACTAGCGAAACTAAAGATGAAACTATCACCCGTGTTAAGTTCTACAACGGTCTAGCTAATTTCTCTGAAAAAGGCTTAGCGAATATGTATGGCATAACTAACTAAAGTTTAATCAAACCCCTGCTCTAGGGTGGGGGTTGTAACCGAGGGAATGTATGGCAATAGACGCAACGGCTGGCGGTGCTTCTGCTGATAGTTACACAACTGTAGCAGAGGCAGATACTTACCACGATAATCATTTATACGCTACCGATTGGACTGGAGATACAACAGCGAACCAAGAAAAAGCACTCAAGATGGCTACTCGTATCTTGGATGAGAAGATTGATTGGAATGGCTCTAAATCCACAAGCTCACAAGCATTAGCTTGGGGTAGGATAGATGTAGCAGATGATGGATATATCGTTTCCAGTAGTATTGTTCCAAATCCTATCAAGAACGCAACAGCTGAATTTGCTCGCCATTTATTAGGGAGTAATTTAACGGTTGACGCTCAAGGTAAAGGTTTGACTAGTCTAGCAGTAGGGAATATAACTTTAAATTTTGATAAGACAGATACGGCAGGAGTTATCCCTTCGATTGTGCAAGAAATGTTAAGAGGTTGGGGAACGATTCATGCTCGTGCTAAATTCGGCACGGCTACTGTAGTGAGGTCGTAAGATGGGTTTGCGAAGTTCAATAGCAGATGCAGTTGGTACAGCAATAACGGCAGTTGGCGATATAGCTGAAACGATTACATATAAGGCAAATACAGCAGGCTCTTACAATGTAACAACAGGAGTGGTGAGTCATACTGCTACTACCTATACGTTTAGTGCTGTGGTATATCCTTTTGGTGCTTCAAGAGCAGGTAAGAATGACATTGTAGATGAATTTACAGCAGATTTAGCTATATTATTTGCAAGTCAGGATTTAGCTGTTACTCCAGATACCAATGACCTGATTGTAAGGGATTCAGTTACTTATAAGATACGTCAAATTACACAAGACGCAGCAGGTGCTTCCATTAGATTAATCGTAACGAGGCTAGGATGAAAACTACTATATTGACCAAAGGTATCAAGAAAGTATCGGAAGAACTTGAAGTGTCGGTGGATGAGATAACAAGAAAAATTGCATTGACGGCATATAACGGCATAACTAGAAAAACTCCAGTTCTTTCAGGTAGAGCGAGAGGTAACTGGAATTTAAGTATAGGTTCACCTGATTCAACAATAAATGAAAATGCAACACAGATTAAGCCAGCAAAATTAAAAAAAGGCGATGGTCTGGAAGCTATATACATTACCAATAACCTACCTTATATAAGACGGTTGGAGTACGGACACAGCAGAATCAAAGCTCCTAAAGGTATGGTGAGGGTAACACTAGCCGAAATTAAAAACCAATTTAGATAATGTCATTTGCAAGCGAAAGAACATCAATAGAATCAAGATTTAATAGTAATTGGTCAACCACATCTATTGCTTGGGGAAATGCCGATTTTGACATACCAAACAATGATGAATGGGCAAGAATAAGTATCTTGAATGGTTCAGGTTTGTATCGAGCTTTTGGTAAGCTCAAAAGACACGTAGGAATTATAACGATAGAGTTATTTGCACCAATCAATTCTGGCACTCATACGATAAGAGGTTATGCAGATACAATCGCAGCAATCTTTGAAGGAGAGCAGTTTGATGACATAGCTTGTGATATGGCAAGCATAGAAACAATAGGTACTGATGATAGGTTTCATCAGATAAATGTAAACATTCCTTACTTTCGTGAGGATTAATTTAGGAGTAAGAAATGGCAACAGTAAAAGGATATAACGGGTCGTTGCGTGATAGTGGAAGTAATATAATTGCTGAACTAACCAGTTTCACCTTGACTATCACACAGAACTCGGAGCAACATAATTCATTCGGTGACGAGTGGATTGATACAACAGCAACAAACAAAAACTGGTCGGTAGATGGTTCGGGAATGTTTGACCCTGATGACGCAATTCAATCAGCTATCGTAACCGAAGTTATTTCAGGCGATGCATCCTATGCGATTGAGGTAAGACCAGAAGGTGATGGTTCAGGTGATGATAAGTATACTGGTTCTATCACCATTGGTGATGTAAGCATAGAGGCATCTTCAGATGGTGTTATTGGGTTTAGCTTTTCTGGTCAAGGTACAGGTGCATTAACTACAGGCAC